ATACATTCGGTCAATCGCTTCTTGGTAATCTTGAACATCCACGTATCCGTGTTCATTTGGGGGAATCTGTGGAGCTTCCTCAACGGTGTACATGCGTGTTTGGTGGCGACCACGTCCGATACGGGAAAATGATCCAGTCTTATTGTGAAGGTTTTGGAGATGATCACAGAACTTGAGGTAGAGGCCTTCGGGGATTTTATCCGAGGCGTCATCCAGCTGTGTCATCATCGTGCGTAAAATATCTTGTTGAGTAGTCATGTTTTTAGATGAAATTTACAAATATTCTTACAAACTTAGGTGCTATTTTCTATTTAGAAGCGACGCAATCCCTTAATTCCTTTATGTTTCAATTGCCATATATGTTCCACCACTACAGTCGAACCCAATCCGGTAAGTATAGGGTTATCATATACATATACACCATACCACATAACAATAAAACCCCACACAAATGCGAGAATATCTGTCACAGGCGACGCGAGATAACTACAATTTGCTTCTTTTGGAATAGATTTCTCCATCAACACATAGAATGCTGAACCAACAATGACAGACAACGCGAGTGCGCTGGGGTGATTCATTACTATATTACACTGCTAAATTATTTAACGGCGCCGCTCGACCCGCGCCACAAACCCGTTGTCCACCATTCGTCCACTATCACTCACCCAAAACTCATTTACTGCGGACTCCCAGTAATCACGGTGATAGACGCATGCGTCAGCTAGCCTCAACTCGATCTCCCTATCCACACAAAACCTCTCCAACCTAGACATCTCTGCCTTCGACTCAACCACCTTTAACTTAGCGTTTTGGAGGGCGACATACCATTTCCTTTGGCATTCTTCCTTGTAGTCCTCGTAAATCTTCTTCTCAAAGGCGGGAAGCTTTTGGATTGTTTTGAGTGAAAGTTCATCGTAGTAGACCGGTGCCCAGCCAAGGCGGTTCGCCAAGGCTACCTTCTCCTCCTCGGTTGTAATTTCCACCACAATTGTCCGAAGACCGTTTTCCACCAGCTTTTCCCAGGTCCATTCGCTTGTCGGCACGGCGGCGGTGGATAGGCGACCAACGAGTTCCCCAGCCTCACCACCGGGAGCCCAACGAGTGTTCTTTTCACACCACAACTTGATAGCCTGAGTCTTTCGAAACGCAGTCATACGCTTGATGGGAGTCCAAGTACGCCTCGCTTCTTTTTCCCACTTCATGAGAACCTTGTACTCCTCGTGCATCTTCTTCACATGATCCAGAAGCTGGTCTCTGAGAAGTGCAATATCAGAGAGACGTGTTCGATCGAGATTCGGGGCGAACGGGGCACGAACCGCTGGTCGTGGAGACCCGTAGTCGCTGTCTGATTCGTCATCACTCGCAGTGTCGCTGTAGTAGAATTCGTCTTCGTGAAACGGTTTATCACCGTTGAGCTTGTCGTAGACGCGCTTGAACTTGTCGGTCATCTTCAGATACATCCCATCAGAGATCTGACCGGAGATTTCGTCGAGGCATGTCATGAGGCTTTGGAGATCTTCCATTTTTTCAGTTGAAAAATTTCAAAAGCTCGATTGACTTAGGTTGTTTTTTTGAATATCAATGTAGAAGTGGAGAATGTTTAATCTGTTTTTTATCAAGAAAAAGTTTTACTTAGGTTTAGATTATGACTCTATCTTTCTTTTTAGACCAATGCAATTTATTATTGTTCATATATTCATAATATTTTCCATGTGTACCATCAAATGTTATATTATTGTTATATAACTCTCCATCTTCTTCATATATGGAATAGTTATAGTATTTTAATTTAGGTGCAATGGATTTTGTATACATATTTGGTCCAGTTATTTCTAATATGTCATTCGATTTGTTATAATTTATTTGATGACACATATCATCTATTACACCTTCCAATAATGGATGTCGTTTTGAAAACATGAAAACACTTTGTAACAATTGTTTTTTATTACCTTTTGGTTTGTGATCAATATCGTAATATTCGTCTAATTCCATGTAATCATGCCATAACCACACACCTATATGAATTTTATTACCCATAAGCCATTGATTTAAAGGGGTATTTATCTTTATTTTTACGTCTAAGTATATACCACCTTCATTATAAACTATTATATACCTAAAGAAATCACTAATACACGTATAACATTCTGGGTTTATTTTTTCAAAGCATTTAATTATTTTTTTATTTGTATTTTGATACACATACCTTTTTATATCATCATAATCATAAAACATAAAGGTGTATTCTGGATTTTCTTTTTTATTTTGTTCAATAACATTTTTAACAAAAATTGGTAATTTATCTTTTCCCTGTATGTAAATTTGATGTACAATTTTAGGAACGTTTTCACGCCTTTGTTTAATATAATAAATAACAAAGGTTAGTGTTATTATTAACAATAACAACACTAACATACTATAAGTACAACTTTTTTTAAAAAGAAGTACAAGACTTATCAGCAAAACCTACGAAGAACGCTGTGCATATCATGATGATAAATACTAGGGTTTGTCGGCGTTTCGGTAAAAAATACATTCCACCGAGTAGAGATAATACGACATAAAAATAAAAAAATTGTGCATATTCCACAAAAGCTCTCAAATATCTTGTTGTGGATATAGCCCCGGGGTATGATATGAAGATACTATCAACTTCATTTTCATTTTGTAGAGGACTAAAGTTTTTGAAAATTTTTTCATCTTTGTCTACCTTTATAAAATCGTATTTATTACAAAGTTTATTAAAATTGCGTTGATCGTCTTCACATTTTAAAAGCAATTCATCTTTTAAAACTTGTTTGAGTTCTTTAACATATCCCATATACAAACCAGCGTTCGCAATTGAATTATCACACGTTCCAAACATAAATGATTGTAAAAGCCAAGGTGGGTTATTTGAAAATAACACTTTACACTTGTAGCTTTCAAAAAATTTCTTTACATTTTCCGTGTTTTTATTAATTTTGGTATCAAAACCATCCAGATACACAACTATATCGTCGTCATTTTTAGTTTCAAGATGTTTAATAACACCTTTGGTCTTGTCAGAGAACCCCTTCCATTCTGTTCCCCATCCCAAAACCTTGATTGGAATTCCAAATTTATTATTGACGAGTTCTTCAAACATACCCTGGCTCTTATTTGCATATGTAACTATTTCTACACTCATATATAATTCGTATATATAATAATTGATGGTTATGAAGAAGTAAATTTTCTTTTTATATCTCCGGAAATTTTTACTATGGTGACGAGCGATGAGAACCACCATATATATTTCACATCCATCGTAGTAAATCTTATCGTAGGAATTCGCAGTCTGGGTTTTTTCAATTTTTCATGTAGTCGTTTAAGTGCGTCGCACATTTTTATGTATTTACCTTCCGGTAAATTGTCTCTATATTCATCTAAACCCTTCATGACTATAGCTAGATCTGGGTCTACACCCATTTAACTTTAGAGAGTAAAATAAAATACCAAACTTCACTCAAAATTATAACTTGTTGTGACATGACTAACATTTTAGCACGGTCACTCTTAGGTACTATATCGCCGAATCCCACACTCGACATCGTTGTCGTAGCGAAATAGTATGGATCTAACGGACTCTTAAAATCGAAATCTTCGGGTCCCATCCTACTATAGATGAATCCATACACGAGAGTCGTGAGAAAAATTATAAAGAAATTATTAACTACACGTTTCATTAGTATACGTAAAGAAATAATTAATTTCCGATATCTACCCCTTCCCTGACAGCTTTTTTTACGAGACTGTTATACCAAAAAAGTATTTCGTTTTTCGTTTTAGATACACTTCTGGGGTGTATACGTTTAACTAGACCAAGTTCTCTATTTTTTAAAGACTTTATGGATACTTTAGGTTTGTTTGTAAAACAAGAATAACACACCGATTCTACCTTTAGACCTATGAATGAATAATATTGTTCGTTATTATCTACAAATATAGGATTTGTATGTAAGTAAGTTCGTATAAAGTTTTTAGTCTGACGATTTCTCGACACGACTCGGGGTTTCAGAGGAGCTTTACATCGACTACATTCTCGAGTCCATTTGATGTGCATAATATTAAAATGTATGTATACTTTAAATGTCTTCAGCAAAAGGTATTATAGGTCTCATGGTAGGAGTAGGCTTGGGCTTACTCATCATGTGGCTCATAAGGTCGCGAACACCAGGTGGGTCTCCAAAAACAATGATTAATGGTATACCTTTTAAACCAGGTGTGAGCCCTATATTGGATGCTATAGGACGTGTTCAAAGTGAAACAAACGAAGCATTACGAGGACCTTTATGTAATGCTTTTCATACAGCCGAACTTGGATTAATGAAAAGATTGGAAGGAATTCAAGAATCTATATCGTGCACAGAGTTTAAGATTTTATTACAGCAAGAAAGAGATGAATTCGCAAATAAGGAAATTGGTGAAGATGATGAAGAAGGTAAGAAAATATTAATAAATATGTACACGGAAATAGATTTACTTATTGATAAAATAAATAAACGTTTCTGTGATTCTGATACTAGTACTATAACTGGTCAGGACATAACAAAATTAATAAAAGAAGTTCGTGATGGTTTATGTTATGATAAAGATGATTACGATGATATCACTATGGAAGACTTAACTGGAGAAATTGGAAAAACTGTGGAGCGAGTTAAACTTCATCTATACGATCCAACAAAACCTTACACTGATGTTATACGCGAATCTATTTCATGGATTGAAAATTCTTTCAAACAGGGAGGTGTCACTGCAACTCCTCCATGGAAAAATAGATTATCAGGGGGTGGATGTGAACAATTTGATTCATATGAAATATCTAGAGATGAATCCGGTTATCGTATTTTAGAAAATCTATCATCTGAAGAAATTGAAGTGGCTGGCTTTAAATCTTTATGTGGAGAAGTTATAGCAGCTATACCAGTTATAAATGAAGATACAGTAATACCAGAAGAAGGAACACAAGAAGAATTGGAATTATATACCCCTTTATATGAAAAAATTAATGAAAATTGTAAAAACTACATGCTCAGCAGCGCAGATCCCGATACTTATATTTTTGAACAGGGTAGACGTAAGGCATGTGAAACCTTTAACGAAATAAAGGAAGAATATGAAAAATTACGAGATTCTCTGGCAGCCGCAGATGAACCTGATTAAAATGATACCTAAGTCAATCAACAAAATTATTAAAATAATAAAAAATGGAGCAACACGCAATGAACATCTGTAGAGTGATCGAGCCAACCGAAAAGTCTGAGCGGTTGGCTCGAGCGCTTGTAAATTTAAAGCGAAATTATACTAATCATGAACAAAAAAGGCAGGCCAGGTCCATCGTTTTTTTGGAAGATGCTCCTAAGCAAGAGGTTGTTCAAAAGCACACAAATCACACATGTAGGGCTACAACTCTGAAGGGTAAGCCGTGTAGCTTTAAGGCGGTGTGTGGTGGGTATTGTAAAAAACATGGAATATCCGAGGGTGGTGTAAGTCTTGGTAAAAAAATAGTCGTTTAATATAAATGTTTGATCAGGACACACTTAAACCAGTCATCATATCTATGATCGTTTATATAGTCATCGCGAAGGTATTGCCAGATCTTATGAAGAAACCTACGGGTATAAGCTTCATAGATGATATCAATTCCATGTTAATCTCTCAAAAAGGATCTATAGGTTCAGGTGCTCTCCTCACCGGTATCGTCGTTCTCATCACCAATTACATTTACGAAGAATTCTCTTAAAACGTTTTCACGATTTACAACCTGTTTAGTAAAAATGTGATCCATAGTATATACCCTGTTCTCGTACGCGTGTTTCATGAACTCCAAGAGTTGATCGAAATTGGGTTTACCCCAAATCATTCCTTTTTGAAATAGGAAATCGTCATTCTCCAATTCTTGAAGTTCACAATTAATCATGTAAGGTGATTTAATATATTCAGAAGGTCCTCCAAAATCTGTTAAGATGACAGGCTTATCCCGAATCGCCGCTTCTATGGCCCCCATTCCAACACCTTCAGATTTGGAAAAGTTTACATAGCAATCACACCTTCTATGTAAATCGTCCATTTCGTGACTATCTAGCATATTGTTTATGACTTCAACCCGGGGAAGTCGAATATCTACATCTTGATTACACGTAGCTTTGACAACTAAACGAGTGTTAGGTTCATTTAGACGAACAAATGCTTGTAAAATTTGTTTGAAATTTTTGCGATCGTCCATGATGTTGCCTATATGATAAAATACATAAGGTTTCTCTCGTGGTTTGGGTATATGTGCGTGAATGACATAAAAGTCATTTTTTGGAAATTGTCGAGACAGGACGGATTTACAGAATTCACTGGGTACGGCTACACGATCAAATTCTTCCATGATCATCCCGTAATCTTCGTGTACCGTGGTAGTTTCACAAACGGTCATACAAGCTAAATGCTTTACACGCGTTTTTGCATACTTGGCGTATTCTATATGTTCTCGTAAAGGTAGTAAAAATATCAGGCCGTATTCATCTTCGGGTATTTTACTCCCTATTGTGAAATACGAAGCATCTGGAAAAATTTTGGTATATTTATTCGCATGTTGACCTATCCCACTTTTTAGGGATGAACCAATGAATAACATTTAGTATAAAGATAATCTTACTTTTATATATATAGCAATGGATTCTTTACGTGATGAGATCGAACAGGAAATGAAAATTCTCAACCTCGATAAAAGGCGTCTCTGTAACCTTCTCTTAAAGGTTCTCGATGCGTCTGGATCGGGTGGCACTGCCATGGAGGGTGCCCGTGGCGCCCCAGGTCCTCCCGGCCCCCCGGGACCCCGTGGTCCTTCCGGGCCTCAGGGCCCACCCGGTGCGAGTGTTGCCCCCGCAGCCAAGTCGGATGATAAACCCGCAGCCAAACCTGCGGCTAAAAAGGCTGCCAACACTCCAGCTAAGAAGAAGGCGTTAGCCGGAGTTTAAATAAAAAAAATAATATCGGGTCATAAACCCTAATATGGACATGAATGTCCCGACACATAGTCAGGAAACATTTCTATATTAGAGTTGATTTATTTATCACCATAAATTTGTAAAATATCTTTTACTATAGGAGATCTTTCTATATCTTCATGACTAAAAGTTATACACTCTATGCGTTTAT